CTGAATCTCCGATTGATTATCGCTGTTTGGATGGTTTGCGCGCTTGGGATCCTGCGTTTGCAAATTTCATTCATATGAAGTATCATAGGAAACACGGTGGGTTCGCTGGAATTGTACAATCTATTCGCGGATACGACCGGTTCTATGCCAACTTCAACAAGTTTGATTCTCATGTCAGGGCAGATTGGGAGTTAGCTCAAGAGGATGCGAAGACTTTATTTGTTTTTTTACCCCACAAGGCTTCGCCTGTCCCCCATTGGTATTACCGACCAAGAGCTTCCAATTCTGGTGCCCCTCATTTCTTACGTCGGACAGAAATTGTAGATCTTATACACGAAGAAACTGGACTGCTTATCGATCATATCTCCGATACCCCTGGGTGTTCATTCGATTCTTACCTCACGCCTCCAGTTATTCCCTTCGTTAAGAGTGTGACTTCTAAGCGTGTATATGGCATGAAGACTAGAGCCATTTGGTGTTATCCCGCCGTGGTCACATGCCTTGAACATATGTTTGGTTCCTCTCTATATCATCTCTTAATCCAACATCGACACACTGCGAAAATCCCTTTTATGCATGGGCCATCAGCTTTCAGGGATTCCAGAGCCTTTATCAGATCTACGGATATAAATCAAGGCGTTCGCGTGTCAGATTGGGTTAAAGGTGATCAGCAAATGCCGCCATGGTTATTGAAAATGGCGTTCCAATTGCTTGAGAGGCTGATTGATATTAATCAGTATGCCGGCCGTCCCTGTGGCGCTTACATGGCTGCTCGTAACAAGAGATTATTTGATTACGTTCGATGGTATTTCATCAACACTCCGATAGTGTTGGGGGACATCCTGTACCGTAAATGTGGTGGTATACCGTCAGGCTCCCTCTTCACACTACTGGTTTGGAATATGTGTAGCCTCCTAACTAATTGTTATCTTGCGAGAGCGGTTGAGAAACGACGTCTCACTAATATTGATGTCGTTGTCTGTGGTGATGACAATGCAGCACGAGTCTTTACACCCAACCTCTCATTCACTGCGTTCGCTAATACTGCAAAGCGATGCGGACTATTGTTTCACGGTCCTCCGAAGAGTCAACTGGCTTATTGGCCGAATCACGACAAAGTTCGTTCTTTATCAAGCATTTATCATGATCCGTCCAGATTGGTGCGAGATGAAGAAGACCTATTTGCTCGATTTATCTATCCTCAGCGTTGGTCTGCTTGCCGCGAGGAGAGTGTGGCTAGAGCTTTGATGTTAGATATGTCAGTCTTGAAGACTATGCCCAGGGTGCATGCCTTTACTCTGTTTTATTTGCGTTGGAAACCAGTTAATTATACTCGTCCTGTGTTTACTGATAAGGACATTAACAAGTATTTCCGCTATGTGACAGAAGCACCTTGGCTTAGGTTCCCCGATGACTCAACTATTTACGACATCATCGTTCCCTATTTCGATGACAAAAAATGGACAATGTTGTTTTCTAC